GTCTCTAATTTAGACTTCCATTCTAATAATTGATTATTAGAGCCATCATACGTTGATAGTATAGTTCTAGCCTCTATTTCGGGAATTTTATTTTCCATATTAAAATATAAATAATTAGATTGAATATTTAAACTATTTATAGAGGTATGGATAATAAACTACCAATCACAAGAATGTCCAAATTCTTCTCTAATGAAGACTTTGAACTACAGATTCAAATGGGGCAAGAGTACTTGCACGGAGATTTAAATATGAAATTGGTTGTCTATCGTGTAGATAGAGCTAAGACCGATAAGGACAGTGTATACGGTGAAGTTGGTAAGGATGAAATTAAATACTTCCCACCAATCGAGATTAACGCATTGGTTAAAGTTGAGGAACCGAAGAACTCATCATATAAAAATGGTATGTTGAGGTATCTTGAGCCGGGTAATCTTATATTTCAAGTCTATTTAAAACATTTAGATGAATTAGGTGTGGAGGTTAAATACGGTGATTATATTGGATACCCTGAGTCTGAAGGTAGAATTAGATATTATACCGTAACAAATGATGGTAGAGTGACTTCCGATAATAAACATAATTATTTTGGATACAAACCGTATTACCGTACAATAACTTGTGCACCTGTACAAGAATCTGAATTTAGAGGAATATAATATGCCACTACCAAAAAGAAAAAACAACATCTCGGTATACCGACAAAAGGAATTGTTAGATAGAAGACAAGAGTTACTTGAAAGAATAACCAAATCTGACACATACCTACCTGATTCCATTTTACACGATGATTTGGATTTTGGTATGCTCGAATATGTTAAAACTAACTTTAAGGTAGTATCTGACGGTGTTCAGATTCCTGTTATCGATAAAATATTAACAATCCAAAGATGGGGTGAAATAACAAACAATTGGAGTTTTTCAGACGAGGATGGTAATATGAAACTACCATTCATTGCAATTATCAGAAAACCTGATGTTCAACCGGGAACAAATCCAATAGTTCAAAGAACGATTCCTGATAGAAGAACATTCTATTATGCATCTGTTCCAACTTGGAATGGTACTCAAATGGGTGCCGATGTTTACAAGATACCACAACCCGTAGCAGTTGATATTAGTTACGAGGTCGTAATCGTTTGTCAAAAATTCAGAGATTTAAACAGATTTAATAAAATCGTACTACAAAATTTCTCATCAAGACAAGATTACACAACAGTTAAAGGACATTTTGTTCCAATCATATTAGACAAGAATAGTGACAACTCTCCAATAGATTCAATGGACGGTCGTAAATTCTATATGCAGACATACGACTTTACGATGTTAGGATTTTTGATTGACGAAGAGGAGTTTGAAGTTAAACCTGCGGTTAGTAGGTTATTTTTGATGACTGAGTTCATTGGTACGAAACCATTCGAAAAGAAATTCTTCAACAAATCAATTGAAACCACGACCGCGAAGTTTATTGCTGATGGTATGCAAACAACATTTAGTGTTGGTGAATCGATAGGGTTTTTGTTTTCGGTGGCAATAAACGGTCTTGTTCAAGAACCTGATGTTGATTACTTCCACATTGCGGGAACTTCTAAAGTTACATTTGCAGAACCACCAAATGAAAATTTTGAAATAACCATTTCATATTATGCGGGTAGAAATAGTGTGTTCGTAGATAGTTACGGTAAACCTTTATTCTTACAAAGTGAAAATTTTATATATGATGGGTCGTCATTAGTTTTCACAGTTCAAAATAAGATTGATAGTGTTATTAACGTTAACGTGAACGGTCTTATTGACGAGGAAGGGGAAGGATTTGCAATTTCAGGAGACAAGGAAATTACGTTGTTGTTTGAACCGGTTGTTGGTTCGAATATTGGTATCACGTATATCAACTAAGATTCACCATATATATCCTTTTTTTTAGGTTTACAGTATTCATCTATCCATTTTTCTAAAACCTTATAAATTTTTAACCCATTTTTATCGCAATAGGTTTTCAACATTTCGTGATGTTTATCACTAATTTTTACGTTTTTGCTTTTGTTTTCCATATTAAAGATAAATAATGATAAAAAAAGATAATTAACTATCTTTTATAAGAAAAGTACGGAAATCTTTGCTAAAAACAAAGATATTTATTGAATAAGTAATAAAAATAATTTAACCAAACAACAATCGATGGCAAATTCAAACAAAGTATTCGTTTCTCCAGGTGTATATACGTCTGAGAAAGATTTAACATTTGTTGCACAAAGTGTCGGAGTAACAACATTAGGATTAGCAGGCGAAACTTTAAAAGGTCCAGCTTTCGAACCCGTATTGATTACAGATTTTGATGAATTCAAAACGTACTTTGGTCCAACATCACCTGAAAAATATGGTAATGGAAACCCAAAATATGAATTGGCATATGTGGCAAAGGCTTATTTACAAGAGTCTAACCAATTATTCGTAACAAGAGTACTTGGATTAACAGGTTTCAAACCTAATAAAACATTCGGTATTAAAACTATTGCCGGTATCACTTGGAGTTCTACTGAAATCCCTGTTGAGACTTCAGGAACTTTAGTACCAACAGTAACAGGAATTACAGGAAGTACATTCTTCTCCGCATTATCAGGTAAAACTGCTAGTACAGGTGATAGTGTAACTGAATTTATTGTTGATGGTACATACTCTAATGGTGATTGGTTCACAATTGGTGTTGTTCCTGATAATGATATAGCAGCACAAACAGGCACACAATTGACAAGTCCATTGGGTGAATATACCAATCAAAACTGGTATAACACATACTACACAACAAGTGGTGCAAATGTTAACGGTTTATATTCTTACTTATTTAGTTATTCAGGAGCGTCTTCTACTTTCGTAGTAACAAGATACAACTACACAGGTACAACAAGTAATGATTACGGTGATATCACAGTTGCAGCTTTAAGACCTCGTGGTGGATATGCAATGGAATCATTAGATTTAGAAGTCACCTCAAATGCAGGTTTCTTAATTAGTTCTGATACTTTAACCACAAATCCATTAGGTGAATTTACAATTAATGTAACAGGTTCTACAAGTGGAGCAAAAGAATTCACTTGTTCTTTAGATACAACATCTTCAAAATACATTACCAAGGTATTAGGTAATGACGTATTCGATAAGAAACGTGATGAAATACCGGTATATGTTCACGAAGTTTACCCAACATTAATTAAGACATTATTTGACCAAGGTTTAATTCTTGGTTTAAGTTTGAATGAAGTTTACCACACAGTTGGAACAGACTTTGTTGGAGAATGGGATACACCAGCGTCTCCGATGGTAGTTTCTGAAGTACGTGGTGGTAGAGTTTCTGACTTATTCCAAGTATTCACAGTTTCTGACGGTAACGCCGCTAACTATCAAGTGAAGATTACATTCCTTAACATTGATTTGGATACCGGTGAATTCGATATTCTTGTTCGTGATTTCAACGATACAGACGATAATATGGTTGTATTGGAGAAATTTACAAGATGTACAATGGAATCAACATTACCAGGTTATGTGGCAAGAAAAGTTGGTACACAAGACGGTGAATATGAATTACGTTCAAAATACATTATGTTAGTTATGGCTGACGAACATCCTGAAGATGCAATTCCTGCAGGTTTCAAAGGATTCGTTGCTGATAATTTAGCGAGTTCAACATCTGTAATAGGTGCTGTTAAATACAAAACACAATTCTTAGATGCGGGTGAAGAGACCGGTTCGTACTCATTAACAGGAGAACCAACATTATCTGCACAAGGAGATAAACCAAAGAAAACATCTTTAGGTCTATCATCACAAGTTGGTTTTGATAGTGACTTATTAAAATACAAAGGTGTCGCACCTGATGCGGTAACTGTAGGTTTCCACTTATCATCTAATGCTTCTTCAATCACAGGTAATACAATCACTGGTAAAATGTTTGATTGTACACCATACGATTTAGAAGGTGTAAGTAAAGGTAAATTAGAAACAGTTGCATATCGTAAATTCACATTTGCAGTATGTGGTGGTTTCGATGGTTGGGACATTTATAGAAGTTCAAGAACTAACGGAGACGGTTATGTGTTCGGTAAAAGAACATATGTATCGGGACATACAACTAATAGTGGTGTGTTTAGTACTTCAGTTGGTAACTCTGACTATTACGCTTATTTAAAAGGAATTGAAACATATTCTAACCCTGAAGCTGTTGATATTAACATATTTGCAACTCCGGGTATCAATTTCGATGACCACAATTCTTTGGTAACTCAAGCAATCGACATTATTGAAAACGATAGAGCGGATTCACTTTATATCATTAACTCACCAAATGTTTCATCATCTGACGAAGTTACTGATTTATTAGACGGAGCAAACTTAGATAGTAACTATTCTGCAACATATTGGCCTTGGATTCAAGTTAGAGATAACGACAATTCAACTCAATTATATCTACCACCAACAGGTGAGGTTGTAAGAAACATCGCATTAACTGATAATGTTTCTTATCCTTGGTTCGCGGTAGCAGGTTATTCAAGAGGTTTGGTGAATTCAATCAAAGCTTTCAAAAAGTTAACTCTTGATGAAAGAGATTCACTTTACAAAAATAGAATTAACCCAATTGCAACATTCTCTGATACAGGTACAATTATCTGGGGTAACAAAACATTACAAGTTAGAGAATCTGCACTTGATAGAATTAATGTAAGAAGATTACTATTAAGAGCAAGAAAGTTAATTTCTGCAGTTGCTGTAAGATTATTGTTCGAACAAAATGACGAACAAGTAAGACAAGAATTCTTGAGATTGGTTAACCCAATTCTTGAATCAATAAAGAAAGAAAGAGGTCTTTATGACTTTAGAGTATCAGTATCAAGTGACCCTGAGGACATTGACGCTAATACATTGAGAGGTAAGATTTACATCAAACCAACTCGTTCTCTTGAATTTATTGATGTAGAATTCATCATTACACCAACAGGTGCTTCATTTGAGAATATCTAATCTAAAAGGAGATAAAATAAAGAAGGGGTTCCGAAAGGACCCCTTTTTTTATATAGACACCATAATGGTGGGATAGAAACGTTCCACGAGGAACCAAAAATTTATAAAAATTATATCTTTATAAATTACCCAGTATCTAGAACTAGTTGTTCTAGTATTTATTAATATATTATTAATAATCTAGTTCTTATTATGTTATTCTGGTGTCATACTGGAGCCTAGAGAAAAAATAAACAAAAAAAATGAGAAAATCAAGTCTCATCGAATAAATAAACGAAAAAAAACTATTTTCCAAATAGCACATATTTATAGGAAAGTAATAATTAAAAACTTAACAAATACAAAATGGCAGATTTATTAATGAAAATGCCGGTTCCTTACGAACCGAAAAGACAGAACCGATTTATCCTAAGATTCCCTTCATCATTGGGTATCAATGAGTGGTATGTAACATCGGCTTCGAGACCTAAAGCAACAATTGCAGAAACTGAAATCCCTTTCTTAAATACATCAACATATGTTGCTGGTAGATTTAAATGGGAATCAATCTCAGTTAAATTTAAAGACCCTATTGGTCCTTCTGCAGCACAAGCATTAATGGAGTGGTTCCGTTTACACGCGGAGTCTGTTACAGGGCGTATGGGATACGCTGCTGGTTATAAAAAAGATATTGAACTTGAAATGTTAGACCCAACGGGTGTTGTGGTTGAAAAATGGATTCTTCAAGGTACATTCTTATCAGGTTTGGATTTTGGTACATTAGATTATAGCCAAGACGCTTTAGCTGATATCAGTGCTACGTTAAGAATGGATAGATGTATCCTTGTATACTAATATTACAATAAACATAAAATCTGTCTTAAAGGTCCTCAAAAGGGACCTTTATTTTTTTTATAAACTTTACTTTATTATACTTATAGTTTAAACTTACAATATGGAAGAATTGAGAATAGACCCAACAATCGCATACGACGTAGTTGAACTACCGAGTAGAGGTATATACTACCCAAACAATAAAAAATCCTTAAGGATTGCATATCTAACTGCTGCTGATGAAAATATTCTAGCGGCACCGAATTTAATACAAACAAATTCAATTGTTAGTGAATTATTGAAAAGAAAGGTGTTAGATAAGGATATCAATACCGATGATTTGGTGGAGGAGGATAAACAAGCAATTTTAATATTTTTAAGAAATACTTCATTTGGTACTGAATATAAAATGAATATCACCGACCCTAAAACGGGAGAAGTGTTTTCTCTAATGTTTGACCTATCAAGTGTGAAAATAAAAGACTTCAAGTTAGAGCCAAATAGTGATGGTGAGTATAGTTTCTATATGGAAAAAAGTAAAGTTGACATCACCTTCAAATTTTTAACACAAAAAAATCAAATAGAAATTGATAAAATTAGAGAGAGTTGGAATGGAATTGGTGCTCCTCCTATTATTACCAAACAACTTGAAATGATGATAAAGTCAGTTGGTGGTATTAAAGACCAAATGCAGATTAAACAATTCATCGATAAAATGCCTATAAAGGATTCTCAAGATTTTAGAAAATTCATTTCAGAAAATAAACCAAGTTTAGATTTAACACAAACAGTAACTACCCCGTCCGGAGAGACAACCCAAGTTGAAATCGGGTTCGGGGTTGAGTTTTTTCGCCCTTTCTACGGAATATAAGAAAGGAATGCTAGACGAGATTTTATTTTTAATTAAACGAGGTTTCTCGTACTCAGATTTAATTTCAATGCCTGTCTATGTGAGAAGATACTATATTAACTACTTATTAGAAATAGAATCTGATAACTAATCTATTTATATAGTATGGCGGCACTTAACATTTCAAATAGAGCAAAAGATTTTGCATATAGGAAAAAATACAATGATTTCTTTTCTCAAGTAGTTAGTGATAATCCTGGTATTAATACTAACCAATCTTCGGTTAAACAAGAAATTGATAACCAATATAACGCCCTTAGTAGTAAAGAACCAACTCAAAGTGGTAGTGGTGCGAGCACAACCACACCAACAACAGATGGTGGAATTGTTGGTGGAATTTCAGCGGGATTAAAGGCTATGGGTAGTACATCTACTCGATATGAACAAGGTGAAAATTTTGGAGTTCAATCCGGATTAAACGCATTATTTGATTCAACAACGGGAAAATTAAAAACAACCGAGGAAATATTCAAAGGTATTAGAAGTACCATAGGTGAAGGAATTGTCCTTCAACTAAAACAACAGTCAGAGTTACAAGAAAAAATCAATACAGATACTGCAATGACCGGACAATTGTCCGAGGATTTTAGAAGCTCAATTACCGAATCATATCCAAGTGCAATTAGATTAGGTATTTCTTTTGAAGAACTAGCTACCGCAATTTCTGATATGACAACAGATATGGGTAGGTTTAGACTTTTAAACACCCAAACAATGGTTGATGTTCAAGAAACGGGAAAAGTTTATTTTTCTAATATGAGAGAGGCTGGATTGGCAGCAAACGCTTTTTCAAATGTTTCGTTAGGTGCTCGTGATTCAATGTTAGCAATACAAGAGGCAGGTAAATCATCTTTAGAGTTAGGTTTAAACGCTAGAACTACCACGACAACTTTAGTACAAAATATCGATAAACTAAATCAATATGGATTTAAAAACGGTATTAACGGACTTAACAGTATGGTCCAAAAAGCACAACAATTAAAAATGGATATGCAAAGTGTGTTTACACTTGCAGAGAAAGTTATGGACCCTGAAGGTGCGTTATCATTAGCCGCTAATCTCCAAGCAATTGGGGGTGTTATGGGTAGTTTTAGCGACCCAATTAAAATGATGTATGATGCAACAAATAATGTTGAAGATTTACAAGATTCATTAATTGGGGCGGCGGAATCTTTAGCAACATACAATAGTGAACAAGGAAGGTTTGAAGTTACAGGTGCTAATTTAAGAAAGGCACAAGCGATGGCAAAAGAGTTAGGTATATCATACTCTGAATTAACAAAACTTTCAGTACAGGCAGCACAAAGAAGTTCGGCTACTGCCGATTTAATGGCCGCGGGTTTATCGTTTAATAACGAAGAAGATAAGGAATTCTTAACCAATTTAGCCCAAATGAAAGACGGTAAAATGGTTATTGAAGTTCCTAAAAATTTACAAGAAAAGTTAGGTGCTACTGAAGTTGCTTTAGAAAGTATGTCAGAAGACCAAAAGAAAAACTTATTAGCATATAGAGAAGAATTTAAAGAATTATCAACTGAAGACATTGCAAAAAAACAAGTTAGTTTAGTTGAGAATATTAATAGAGATGTGAATTTTTTAGCTGCACTTGCTAGAATACAAGCGGGGGGAGTTGGTGAAACAGCCGTAAAGGCGTTAGGTTTTGACCCGGCTAAAATTATAAAAGAATCAACAAATTTATCAAATAAAGCGGCTGCGGGTATTGAAAAGACGGGAGAATTTTTAAAAGATGGAATTAATAGTGTTTTAAATGTTGAGGGTAGAAAGAAAGCCGAAAGTAAATCTCAACCTCAAACGTCACTTGGTGATAAAACCGCAGAAGCTGAAAAAGCTAAAGCGGAGGCTGAAAAAGCTAAGACACAAACTCAACCATCCAACAATCAACCACAAAAAACGGTAAGATTTGAGGTTGTTTCTGATGTTAAAGCAGATGAAATATCGAGGTCTATTATGAGAAATCCTGAAATGGCTAGTCAATTCTTCGATAAGTGGAACGATTATACCTCAAATCAATAATTAAATTTTTAACAAACACCTATTTATAGGTAAACAAATATATAATGCCAAGCTACGTAGATTTTGATTCAACTAAAAGATTTAGGGATTACATATTAGGTAAGAATCTTTCATCACCTAATGGTCCACAAACCTTTAATGCAAGTTCATTTTCAGTTCAAAATCTAAGTGATGTTTCAGTACCTGATTTAGGTAATGTAGAAACAGAAAGAGACCTTAATTTACCACAAACTCAAAAATTAAACATATTCAAACCTATTGAATATTTTGTTAGGGAAACTTTAGATAATATCCCAAGAAGAGCTAATTTGGCTTTATATCCGTATTTTAGAGGAGGACAGAATTACAACATTATTAGTATAATGTCAACAAGTAACTACGATACTGAATCTGAGTTATTTAAATTTGCTGCTAACAATATTAAAAATAATCCTAATGGACCTGTTTTTGCAAGAATTCAACAAAATTTATACGCGGCAACAGTTGGTAGAGTAAGAATAATAGATGCGTTACAAGGTAATTCCACAACTGCAATAAATTTAATTACGGGTAGAGAACCATTAGTTGAATATAACAACAAGATAACAGTTGCAAAAACATTAGCTGGTAAAGCTGTTGATTTTTTACAAACAGTTTCAGGTGTTGAATTTCCTTTTAGTGAAGTACCGGGTGATTATTTAACCAACCCAAGAAATCCTGTAAACGTAAGACCTGTCGCACAGAATGAAGCACAAGCAATACTGCAAGATGTTACAGGTGCAATTGGTTCGTTGATTGGAATAGAAAGAAGACCAAAGGCATCAAGAAAACCTTCAGATTTATTCATTGAATATATGGGTGAAGGTCAAAGACAAAGATTATATGATTTATTATCATATTCAAAATATGCACCAAATTACACAACAACCGCAAGGTCTCAACAATCATCTAAAGTATTTTCGTTTGTAGATAAAGTTGCTTCAGGTGTTAAAAATCTTTTAGGGTTAGAGGCACCAAAAGGACAAGCGTACATTGGTGACGATAGAGGTAATGACGTTAAGTACGCAATGAATGATTTTAACGACAGACCTGTAAGAAGTAGTTTTTATCTGTCATCAATGTTTGACCCAATTCAGGCGGGTTTATTTGAACGTAAAAGAAACATTACTGAAGGTGGACCAATTGCTGGTAAGTTAACTTGGATTAGTCAAAAATCAACAAATAGAATCGGTGCAAATAATAAAGAATTTGCAACCGAACAATCACAATACGCGGGAACCCTATCAACAAATTTTAGATTTAGAGATGATTCTATTTTAGGAGTTACACAAGATTTACTTAACACATTACCATTTAATGGCGGTGAACAAAAGAGACACGTTGCGAATGTTATTGACCAAACAAGTAGAGTCTTTAGAGATGGTAACGTTACTATGTCAAGAGGTTCTAATGTGAAGTATGTTAATATGTATTCAGGTGAAGAGAGTGGTGTTGAATATTGTAGAGTATGGACCAAAGATAGGTCACATATGAACTATTCCGACACAATGAAAAGAACTGGTCTTATTAGAAAATATAATTCTTCAGTTTTATCAACACCGTACAATTTAAACATATATCCAAATTCAGACGGTAAATCATCATTCGATGGTTCAACAAACATCGTTAAAGGTAATGGTGGATTTTATGCTAAGAAATATATGTTCTCAATTGAGAACCTTGCTTGGAAAACATCTAACATACCGGGTTTTACTTATAATGATTTACCTTATTGTGAAAGAGGACCTAATGGTGGACGTGTTATGTGGTTTCCGCCATATGATTTAAAAGTTAGTGAACAAAATAGTGCTAAATGGGAAGAGAATACTTTCTTAGGTAGACCTGAACCAATTTACACATATCAAAATACAACAAGAAGTGGTAATGTGTCATTTAAAATTGTTGTTGACCACCCAAGTATTTTAAACTTATTAGTTAGAGAACACTTCAAAGGAATGTCCGATGAAGAGGCTGACAATTATATTCACGCGTTTTTTGCGGGTTGTGAAGATTTGGATTTCTATTCATTGATTAGAAAATACACAACACTTGAACAAAGTGACATTCAGAAAATTCAAGCATACCTATCATATTCAACCGACCCTAAAGTTATTGAGAAAATTAAAGTAATCACAGACCCTGTTAAGGATTTAAATGTTCCTCAAGTACCTGGTTCTACGCCGACTACCGGAGGCACTTCTGAAAACAATACCGCAGGAGGACCGATTGCTAAAAAGTTTATGTTATTTTTCAAAAATGACTTTCCAAAGAAAGATGAAAAAAATGAATTAGATGGTTTAAAATATGGAGCACTGTATGAATCATATAATAGAAGTCAATATATTGATGAACTAACTCAAGGTTTATTAACAAACGATGATGCGTTATTCAACCCAGGTCACGCTTGGGGACCAAAGAGTCAAAACGATTATAAAATATTATACGGAGAAGAAAGTAAAACAAGACCTGATAACGCTAAAATTGCAGAACTAACAGGTAAAACAATATCAGAAATTAATAAAGGTTTTGATACACTTGATGTTACATATAGTGGATTCACACAACAAGTTACTGAACTAAAAGGTTTGTTAAAAGATAAAAAAGTACAAACAATAAAATTATCAATTCAAGCATCAACATCTTTCGTTGCTGATGATACGTATAATTTGAAATTATCATACAGAAGAAGTTCAAGTATTATAAAACAATTTTTAGAAGGGGTTGCCGGAGAAGGTGCTAAACCTGAAAAATTAAAAGTTAATTGGAAAACATCTGCGGTTAATGAAAAGGACAAAGCAAAGACCGAAACTTTAGATGCTATTAGTTTTAGAGATTTAGGTTACGATTATGATGGTGAAATTAGATTTAATTTTATTGCTAATAGAGGTGAACAATTCACCGCACAAGTTTCTCCCGATAAGAATCTTAATTGCCATAATCTTGAAATAAAAAGTAACCTTAAATTAAAACGTACCGCACCTGTAACATTTTATTGTAGAGAGGCAACTCTTGGCGTTGAGTATTCAACAAAACCAGCGGAGAACCCAACACCAACACCTCCACCACCAGGAATTATTCCAAACATTACTATTCCAACGGTAAATGTTATACCGGTTATTGAACAAGGTAAAAAAGAACAACCACCACTTGACGAATTAAAAAGAATTATAATGAAGACTTTGGGTGAATGTTATTACTTCAAACAATTAGAAGAAACGTCACCCATAGCATTTAGTTCATTAAAAGAAAAATTAAAATATTTTCATCCGGGATTCCACTCAACAACTCCTGAAGGATTAAACGCACGTTTAACTTTCGTACAACAATGTATTAGACCGGGAGATACAATTCCTATTAAAGGAATAAATGATGAGACGGATTTACCTGCGAGAAATACAACATTCGGACCACCACCAATCTGTATTATGAGAATTGGTGATTTTTACCATTCTAAAATTATTATTAGAGATGTAAACATTACATTCGAGAATTCAACTTGGGATTTAAACCCCGAAGGAATTGGCATTCAACCAATGATTGCCGACGTAACGCTACAAGTTAGTTTTATTGGCGGTCACGGAATGGAGAAACCTGTTGAAAGATTACAAAACGCTTTATCATCAAACTTCTATGCAAATACCGAAGTATACGATTATAGAGCAACTGCAACAGAAGATAGGAGAAAGTTCAATAAAGAAGAACTTGAAAAACTATCAGGTATTAGAACACCAAATCCAACAACGTTGGCTCCAATACCTCCAAGTCCTGAAAGTGCAAACAACGTGAGTAGAGGACAATATCTCGGTGAAATATCAGGTAAAACCTTAAATTATGATAAATTGATAAAGAATGTGTTTACCTACACAACAATTTATTATGATACCTACGACCAAGCGATTAAAAGTATTACTAAAAAATATGGTAATAAAATTGCGAGTGTATTCTTTTCACCAACATATAGAGAAGTTAAAGATTATGTAATTAAAAAGGTTGATAATAGTAACAATGTTACAGATTTAACTGTACAATTATTTGGACAACACAAAAGTCCTCCAAAATTAACAAACAATACTATTTCAGTATTTAGAATTAAAATGAAGGATAAACTTGCAAGTACAAATATTACAACGATGTTTGGAATTGACGAAGTTTTAAATAAACCATTAACTGATTATACTGAAACATATTTAAAACCAATTATTGCAGACGAATTAAACAAAGTATTACAGGAAGCTGCAGAAGATAAAACGGCAATAGAGTTAGAATCTAAGAGAAATCAATTAATTGATAGTTTAGATAAACTTAGTTATGTCATTAGTACAACTCACGACGGTAAAATTTTGGAAGGTAATGTATTTTCAGGAGCGACATTCGATTACTCATCACCAACTGGTTTTACCAAAAACAAGATTTATAGTCAATATGAAAAATGTGTTGATTATATTCAAAAGTATGACCAAGTAATGTTAGCGGACATTGATAGTTCATTAGTTTTCGGTAGAGAAATGACATTAAGTGATGATAACTTTAAAGAATTTGTTAGTTTATTGTTATTTAGTAAAAAACAAGTTCTTTTAGATACACTAACCAAAAAAGATTCCGTAAATTTTAATGAAGGGGTAATAAAAACTATTGACAAGAAACTAACTAAGTTTTTTGTGGAACCGAAAGTGATAAATGTTAAACTTGGAAAATATCCAGAACCCAAAAATACAAACAAAGTTGAATTTCAAATTGTTAACGAAGATTTTGTAATCACAGGGGAGGATAAATCTAATTTAATAAAACTACATTCCGCAGATACAAGATTAGGGGATAAATTAAACTACTATAGAAAGAAAAAATGAGTAACCAATATTTTGATAGATACCAATATTTTATAGACGACGGTAGTTTTAAGATAGTACCCGGCATTGAAATACCAATTAAGTCTACGGACAAGTACTTTCAATATAAAAAAGGTAAGGATAGACTTGATAAAGCGTCACAGGAATATTATGGAACACCGTATTTTGGTTGGTTAATTATGTTAGCGAATCCAATGGCGGGTAGTGTTGAATTTGAAATTCAAGATAATTTTATAATTAGAGTTCCATTTCCATTAGTAACGACTTTACAAGACTATAAAAGAGGAATAGAATTGTATAAGTTATACTATGGCGAGTAAAAAAGGAAACACAAACGATATATTAGTTAAGGTCGACCAAAACAATTTAATGTACATCGACCCTAATAGTGTTGTGTCTGATGGTCAAGTCTTAACGAGGGAAAGTAAACCTGAAGAACTTGTTATGTATGTTAACTTGGAAGCGGATTTAATCCCAAGAACTACATTAGTAACAGGTAACGAAGCTAGTACCCTGACCTCAATAGCTAAAGGTACATTTAATTTAATGCGAAATGCAGAAGGTAGAGACTTCGATTCTAAATGGACCGACGCCTATACTGAGTATGACCAAAAAACAAAAAAAGATAAAGACGGAAATCAAATACCAACCGGCGAGTTCTATCAATTTGATAGTACTGCACAAAGTTTTGGTATTGATAGTATAAGTATTCAAATTCAAGGTGTGAATGTTATTCCACAAGTCAATATTAAATTTATTGATGTTAGAGGTAAAACATTATTTGAATCACCTGAAAATTCACCATATAAAGCTTTCTTTCATTTACCTTGGCCAATATTTTATTTAACAATAAAAGGTTTTTATGGAAAGGCAATTAGATATAGACTTCACTTAGTAAAATTCAACTCAAGGTTTAACTCTGGAAACGGTAACTTCGAAGTTGACACAACTTTTGTTGGTTCAACATATGCTTACTTAAATGACATCCCATTAGATGGTATTATGGAAGCACCATATATGTTCCCAATCGAAAGTATTAGAGACGGCAAGTTCAATGAGAAAACAAAAAAATATGAAAAGGTAGTAAGAAAAACAAGTAGAGGTTTAACAGTATTAAAATCAGTTTACTCTGAATATAGACAAAAAGGTTTATTACCAAAAACATTTCCCGATAAAACACTTAGGGAAGTGATAAAAATTGCACAAAGGTTAGAAACCATATTAGAAGAAGAAATTTTTTCAAAAACCGCAGACCCTAAAGTATTAAATGGTATTCGTGAATTCGATAACATATTAAAGAACTTTGAAAAGGCTTTAGTTTCTTGGAAGTCAAAAAATTTAAGTGCAGAATTTTTTAGAAAGGAACCAAATGAAAGTATTGAATGGAACGTACTTTTGGAAAAAAGTAAACCGGCAACCAGTTTAGCCACATTAACAGGTTCAACACCGGGTACATTAGAACTCTTGATTAAAACAAATATCCAATCAATGGATAATAATCAGGCGTTTGGTAAAAATAGAGACGTTAAATTATTAAAAGATAAAACGATTAACACAAGAACAATTTCAGGTGATGCTTTACTTAACATAAAGAATTTTTATAAAGTTGATGCTAAGATTGGTGTTGATATTAATGGTATGTTACAAACATTATATACCATTCAAAAAGATTATATCGAAGAAAGAAACAAACTTGAACAACTGATTGAGAAAAAAATGAACGATATCATCAAACGAAGAGATATCGGAATTGGGTTTGAACCCACAATTCGAAATGTTGTTGGTTTAATTTTAGCAAATGCGGACACATATATTCGACTATTAAAAGATACACATTACAAAGCATTCCAAGTTGCTGAACAAAGAAAAGATATTTTAAATTCAGTATCAACGGATAGTGTTGGTGAATCCATATATCCTTGGCCTGAAGTTAAAAAACCTGCAACAGGTAAAAAACAAAACGTTTTAGAATATCCGGGTTCATTTGAGATGTCAAAGAAACTACAGAGCTATGATAAGAAATTATGGCCTGAAGTTGATTTTGTTGAAAACTATCACGCAGTTTCAACAAAGAAAATCGAACCAAACGATTCAAATGAGAATGGTCCTGATTTAATTGATTACACAACTAACAATGATTCTGAATCATTACAGAAACGAGACATTAGTATGTTAACATATCTGAATGGTGCAATTCCATATGATGATAAATCAATATCGTCAATTTTATACGAGATATGGGAAAGAGCGACATATGTAACAACTATTGATTCATTTAGTAACAATACGATTCAAGAGTTGGCGTTATTGGAATTTGATAACATTAAAAATAGAGTTGCAGAAGATTTTGACGTTATTGAGGTTTTAAAAACATCAGTAAGAAATACCGAAGAACTAAAAAAATATATGTTAGGTTTTTCCGCATATGAAAGATACCCATATTACGAAGACCAACTCCCAACCATTCCTTACATTAGAGAATCTTTGGAGTCTGATTTCAAAATTGAGAAGTATGTACCAAAAAACAAATCATTATCAAACAACAGGTACTACCCTAACTTAGCTCAAAATTTAATTAATTATATTGGAGAGGAGTATAGAGTAAATCTATACCCATTCAATTCGACAGAATATAGTAATTTCTTATCACCATCTGGTTACACAAAAAATCAGATACACCTAAAAGGTATGGTAAGATTAAACACAACCGAAGATTTTATTTCATCACCAATTGAACCCGAAATGTGGGTATGGTCGGATGAGGTAGAATACGTTATTGACTTATCAGGAAGTACAGGAAGAAATACGAGAAGGGGTAGAAACTTATTTGACAACCACATTAGTTTCGATACGATTGATTATCAAGGTGCAAAAACCACCGATTCAAGAATGATGATTAATACTCCGTATTTTCATAAACAATTATATAACGACTATCAAAATAGAAAATCTAAAGGAAGATTTGCAGGTTCGGCTTACTTACTTTTAAATCAATTAAATTTTAAAGATTTATCACATACATTAGAGGATAAAGTAAATAAGATTTTACAGGCGGTGTCTCACGCACCACAAAGTGGTGTATTGATGTCTTCAATGTTTAGAGAACTTGGGGCGTCACACTATGTTCCGTATCATTTAGTACTAAAATGGGGAGCATTGTATCATAGATACAAAAGACACATATTAGAAGGTGTTGATATTTTATCGGGCATTACCGAACCTATTAACACAAGTCTATTTTATGACCTTAATTTAAATAGAACATATACATTACCATTTACAGGTGGACAAGGACCGACAACTATTAACATTTATAGAGGTGCAAACCCGAATAGTCAATTTGGTTTCTTCCCGTATTATCATTCAATATTTCATCAAATAGCAAATGATTATACTTTTTATAATCCATTTTCATCAACAGGAAACACGATGTATAGTGAAATGGTAGATAAAGGAGTAGTTAAACCAATTTTTAAAATCGGAGGAGACGGTGGATGGAGTTGGAGTGTTATGGTAGACAATTCTAAATTCGATTCAAAAGACCAAAGGTATACATTATTACCAGGTTCAGGTCACGTTTATTCAAATATGTCCACAACCGGATATAGTAGAAATGAACAAGACAATTTTAAAACTTATTGGACAAACTATGACCAAATTTATATGGGTAATGAATCACCACTTTATAGTGGGGAAACATTTAATCCATCGACTCAGTATATGGTGAGTAAAAAGAATTGGTTACCAACTTTATCGTCCAATAATAGAAAAATTATAGATTTGATTGCAACATTCAAACCTGAAATTTTAGATGAGTTTGAAGATATGTTCCTTGAATTTGCGTCAGATACATTAAACGAAGAAATTCCACAATCAAAATACAACTTCAAGTACAATACATTTAAGAAAATGCTCAAGGAGATTGTATCAGTTCCGAAATATTCAACAGATAAGATTGATACGGCCAAAGATATGAGTGACTTTATGTTGAACGCATATCAAAGACAAAAACAAAAATTATACCAAATTACTAATGACATTTTAAGTAATGACAATTTAGTTAAGATAACTTTATCAAATCCAAAGGAAATCAATGCTCACGTATTAGGTGGATTTGCACAAGCAAACGTCGAGAGATTCTCAACGGGTGAAGACTTCGAGGCGGGACAAATCAATACCGAAACACAAAATTATATAAAACTATATCTTGGAGAAGATATGGACAATTACTATGAGGACTTCTTTAGATATAATAATGTTGAGTTAAGTGTTGATAACATTAAAAGATTTAGATTTTTAATTTACATATATGCAGGTTTTAGAAAAGCCGGTAACGGAATAAGTAAAGCTGACTTTGTGAATTATTTAAGAAACAATATTATATTAAAAGATTCGGACCCCGTATCAAAAGTTGGGGGACAAGCAAACAGACTAGGTTTATTTTTAAAAGTATTGATTAGTCGATTTAATACACTTAAAGCGGACAATGTTGAACAAAGATTAAAAATAGACAGAGGTTATAATGATGATATAATTAAATTAGAATTATACAACTTCTTCAAATCGTTTAACGATAAATGGGTTGCAGGTAACTCAATTGGACAAAGAAATTTATTAGAGGAATTTTTATTCTTGGATAAAGCCAATGTCGATATTGGTGACTCGGTTTATATTGATATTAAAAAATTAATTGAGATTGGTGACCAAAGAAACTCTAAGAAACAAAATTTATATGGAACCATTTCAAATTTAATATCAAGAACCGGTTTCGATATGAGAGCAATGCCGGCTTATATTAATTTCTACGGAACGAACTATAATAACAAAGCGAAAATAACTCCGTCAAAAACGGTTGCGAAAAATATATTCGGAACTTTCTTAGAAGTGGATTATCAAGATTCATCACCTAAAATCATTTTACAGTACACAGGACCAACTTCAAAATATTTGGAAATGAGTGAGGTAAATAAAAAAATGATGTTTAAGGATGATAGTTTTAATATTCAACAACCAAATAATAACCCCGTATTGATTGCTCCTGAAGTATTCAATACAATCGATTTCTTTAAATCAAATAAAGCGGTTGCGTTTGAAGTTAGTTTTGGTGACCAAAACCAAGGAATATTCAAGGGGATTGAATTAAATCAGTCTTCAGTTAAAAATACATCCGAATCATTTGCGGTGTTAGAAAGATTAGGGTCTAGCGAAACAGGTTCAAGTACCGCACAGGTGGATATTGGGTTGTTTGACATTTATAGGTCACAGTCCTATACTTGTGACGTTACTATGATGGGTAATGTAATGATTCAACCTACAATGTACTTCTATCTTAAAAACATACCATTATTTAGAGGAACATATTGGATTCAAGAGGTTACACACAGTATTAGAAATAACACCATTGAAACAACGTTCAAGGGTACAAGAATACCTATCACTTCACTTCCTGACCCTAAAGACTCGTTTATGGCAAGTTACAGAGCGTTGTTTGATAAAATGGTCGCTAAGGCGGTTGCAAAAGTTAAAGATGAAAATCAGAAACTTGCTAATAAAACCAACAACGAAAAAGTGGTACAGGATAATAAAGGTAACACTTACGTTTATGACCCAGGTACTAAAACGGTTAGTGGTGAAAAAATAATTGAGAACGCTTCATCTACTCCTTACGGTATTTCATATAATGGATTTAAGAATGAGAAGTATGTTCAATTAGTAAAATACAATGATGAAGAGTGGTTAAGAGCTAATGTTGTGACTATGGGAGGTACTAATTACCCAATTGGTAATGATATTGACTTAGGATTTGTTAGTAGATATGAATTTACATCCGGAGGTACTAAAACTAGTAGTAGAGTTAAATGGGTTGAAGTTAGTCCAAACTCAGATAAAGATATGTTCTACTCAACTAAATTCTTATTTAATAATACACTCACACCTAATACAATTTTAGAGGGTTCACCTAAAACCGAATTCTTTAATCCTGACCCTAAGAAAAATAAGAAATATACACTCGGATATAGCTACAATTTCGATACAAGAAAATTCATTGGACCTGTTAATACAGGACCCGCAGACATACCTTACGGTATAGGTATGTCCAAAGCGTTAATGAAGGAACTTGATTTATATGATGGAGATATTGTTTATTTCCGATTAATAAAATAGAATTTAAAAAATTCTTGATATTTATATAAAAAGATATGGAAAACTCAAAAATAAAAAACTCGGTAGACCAATTCTTGAATCCAAAATCTGTTAAGGGTGTATCTCAGGACGGAATGGAAAGAGAAGAGTGTGATTTAGTAACAGGGGAATGTTACATCATCAGGTCAAAAGACGGTATCGTTGAAAGAATCAATAAAAAATACATTACCGAAGACGGTAGACAATTATTACAAGACTAATACTATGTTAGAACAAAAATTAATGGAAGAGTTAAATCGTCACAGAGCGATTAACAAATACACAAAGACAATGATTATGGAACAAGATATGGGTGCGGATTCCGCAACACCGGCTGTTCCACCGGCAGACCCATTAGCGGCACCACCAGCACCTGAAGGAGCACCACTTGATGCTGCGGCAGACCCTGCAGCGATGGGAGCTGACCCAGCGGCTATGGGTGGAGACCCTGCAGCAATGGGTGCGGCACCTGAAGCACCTGCGGCAGATGCGGGAGCCACTGAAGAAATTGATATTACTGATTTAGTTAATATGACTAAAAACATTAAAAATCAATTAGACCAATCAAAAGATAGTAGCGGTGACGTTATTCAAAAAATGGACGGTGTGTTTAGTAAGTTAACCGACTTAGAACAAAAATTAGCACAGATGGACTCTGTAATGGCTAAAATTGATGAGTTAGGTTCACGTATCGAACAAGTAAAACCAAAAACTCCTCAAGAGAAATTGGAAATGCGTTCTTTAGATTCTTATCCATTCAATCAACATCCACAAGATTTCTTCTCACAAAAACAAGATGAAATGAGACAATCAGGTAAAAACGAATATGTTTTAACTAAGGATGATGTTGAAAATTACGGAAAAGAACAAATAATGAAATCATTTAATCCAGACCAAGACGATAATGAACCTCAGTACTAACGTTCAATTTCTATTAGAAGCACAAATACAATTCAAAATATTACATTGGCAAACCAAAGGATATTCTAGACATATTGCATTTGGTGACATATATTCATCTATGGATGAGAATATTGATTCATTTGTTGAGGTGGCAATGGGAAAGTATGGTAGATTTACATTAGGTGATAACGAAAAGACACTTAATTTACAAAATTTATCAGAATTAGATTTAGCAACATTTTTAAAAACCTTGAAATCAAACATAATCGGATTATCGAACGGTTTATCGCAAGAGAAAGACACAGACTTATTAAACATCAAAGATGAGATTTTAGCAGACGTAAACAAATTATCTTATCTCTTAACTTTAGAATAGATTTATTAAAAAAATCTTTAGAGCCGGGTTTGACAATCCGGCTTTTTTTGTTTATATTTTTACTATAGACAATTATTATTTATTTAAAACCCAATTATTATGTCAGTATTAGATTCGGTACTTGCTCAATATGAGAAGTCCAAAAACGCCGCAAGCGGCAGTGCAAGCAAAGTATCCCAAGAGGATAGAATGAAAAAGTATTTCACAACAATCTTACCAAAAGGTGTGAGAAGTGTGGAAAAACGTATTCGTATTTTACCACCATCTGATGGTGGAACCCCATTCGTACCTGTTAAATTTCACGAAATTCAAATTGACGGTAAATGGACTAAGTTGTATGACCCAGCACAAGAGGGTAAACGTTCACCATTAAACGAGGTTTATGATAGTTTGATGATGACGGGAGTTGCAGAAGACAGAGAACTTGCAAGAAATTATCGTTCTCGTGGTTTCTACATCGTTAAAGTTATCGACCGTGATAACGAACAAGACGGACCAAAATTTTGGAGATTTAAACACAATACAAAATCAGATGGTGTTTTAGATAAAATCCACCCAATTTTCAGAACTAAAGGTGATGTATCAGACGCAAAAACTGGTCGTGATTTGATTCTTACTTTATCCCTAACTAAAGCGGGTAATGGTAAAGAATACACAACAATCAGTTCAGTAATACCTGATGATTCTGCGCCACTTCACACAGATGAGGCAATTGCTCAACAATGGGTTAATGATGAATTAACTTGGGCAGATGTTTATTCTAAAAAAGGAGAAGATTACCTTGAAATGGTTGCAAGAGGAGAAGTACCTCGTTGGGATAGTGAAGCTAAAAAATTCGTTTCAAATTCAACAGGAGAAGCGACATTTGGAGGAACTTCAACCCCATCTACACCATCTACACCTGTGGTTGACCCACAAGAAGATGATGACGCTGACGGAGACTTACCGTTCTAATTAATTCATAGGGGTGGTGAAATATCCACCCCATTTTTAAAAACAACACAATGGCAGGTATTAAAAAAACAGATTTCTCGGCAATTAAGAAGAAATTCTCAAAAGAGGCGGAATATAAACCAGACCGTTTCTTTGATTTAGGAGATGCTTTCTTAGAAGCCACAGGTTTACCGGGTCCAGCGATGGGTCACATCAATATGTTATTAGGACATAGTGATACGGGTAAAACAACCGCATTAGTTAAAACTGCGGTAGATGCACAAAAGAAAGGAATTATTCCTGTGTTCATCATTACAGAACAAAAATGGAGTTGGGAACACGCGGAATTGATGGGATTTGACAAAGAGGGTGATTACCTTTTTAATAGTGATTTTGAATATATCGAACAAATTACAGATTACATCAATGATTTGTTAGATGCACAACAAAAAGGAGATATTCCTCACGATTTATTATTCCTTTGGGATTCAGTAGGTTCAGTTCCTTGTAAAATGACTTTCGATGGTAAAGGTGGTAAACAACACAATGCGTCAGTTTTAGCTGATAAAATTGGTATGGGTATCAATCAACGTATCGCGGGTTCAAGAAGAACTGACAAACCTTACACAAGTACATTGGTTATTGTTAACCAACCTTGGGTAGAATTACCGGACAATCCTTTCGGACAACCAAAAATCAAAGCTAAAGGTGGTGAAGCCATTTGGTTAAACTCATCATTAGTATTCTTATTCGGTAACCAAAAAGGTGCGGGTACTACTAAAATCTCAATCACTAAAGATAAGAGAAAAATCAGAATCGCAACACGTACCAAAATCTCAATCAGTAAGAACCACATTAATGGTGGTGGATATGAGGATGGTCGTATCTTGGTAACTCCACAAGGATTTATGCACGGTAAAGACGATACTGAAGAAAAACGTTCTATCGAAGAGTACAAACGTGATAACGGAGAGTACATCGGTAAACAATTAGGTGTTAATGTTACAGACATCGCAGATACACAAGTTGTAACAGAGGAAAGTGATATATAATAAATTAATTTAAATGTCCGTTCTACTTGTTGATGGAGACAATTTACTTACGATTGGTTTTTATGGTCTCAAAAACCACTACTATAAGGGTAAACATATTGGAGGAATCTATCATTTTGTTAATACTCTTAGCAGAGCGTTTGAGATATATGGATTAGACAAAATCGTAGTATTTTGGGATGGGGAAAATTCTGCAATCTTAAGAAAACAGATTTACCACCAATACAAAGAGAATAGAAAAAGTAGATTAAGAACTGAGGAGGAACTTGACAATTACAATTACCAAAGAGTCAGAATTAAGCAGTACCTTGAGGAACTATATGTTAGACAAGGCGAATACCCAAATTGTGAAACTGATGATTGTATCGCGTATTATGTTCAAAATTCTCCAAATGAGAAAAAGATTATATATTCTTCAGACAGAGATTTAGCACAGTTAGTTAACGAGAATACTCAACTATTCAATCCTTCACACGGCAAAATCTACAAACCAAAAGATACAATTGAATACGACCACGAAACTATCTTAATTGAAAATGTAAAATTGATTAAGATACTTTGTGGTGACCCTTCAGACAATATTTCAGGGATAAAGAATATGGGAATTAAAAGACTCATATCTCTTTTCCCCGAAATAAAAAACACTCCGGTCACACTTTCAGAAATAAAAGAAAAAGGTAATATGTTATTTGAGCAAGACAAAAATAATTGGCTTGTTAGGAATCTATTGACCGGTGTGACCAAGTACGGTGTCTTCGGGGAGGAGTTTTTCGACATCAATGACAGAATAGTTAATTTGGATATCCCATTTTTGGATGATAATGCTAAAACTCAAGTTACACAATTAATAAATGAAAATTTAGATAAAGAAGGTCGTTCATATAAAAATGCTATGAAAATGATGACGGAAGATGGTATACATCTACTATTACCTAAATCGGACGACGCTTGGAATAAATTCTTAAACCCATTCTTGAGATTAACAAGAAAAGAAAAAAATAAACACATTTTTAAATTAAAAAAATAAACAATGAACAATCAAGACGTAACAAAATTTGAATTCCTTTTAACCCTTGAAGGTAATTTCATTATTCAAAGATTCTTTAACGTAAAGGGATACAATCCTCAAGCAAGAAGGTCACTAGATTTACACTACACAGTAAAAAATATTTGTGACGAAATTGCGGAAGATTTGAAAATAAAAAGTTCCGATTATATGAGCGAAAATCAAAATTATTTCTTGTCTAACGAGAATGTGGAAGATAACGAAGCTCAAAAAGAAGAGTACTTTTTATTGGAAGTTAAGCTCAATGACGATGTATTTATTTCAAGAATCTTTCCCGCACACTTCTACCACCCAAAGGCTAGATACGCGGTAGACATCAGACCAAAAGTTAGGAAAATTTTGTCAGAGTTAACAGACGTTTTGTCAGCTTATGAACTCGAAACGACTTACTTAGGTTACGAACTTTAATAATATTTTTAATATATAAACAAAAACATCGAATGAGCGAAAAAAACTTTGGACAACTTGGTCAGAATTTTCAAAAATCCTTAATTAAGGTAATAATAGAGAACAAAAAATTCGCTGTTACCATAGTTGATGTAATCGAAAGTAAGTATTTTGATGGTCCCTATTTTAGATATATTATCGAAAATGTAAAAGAATTATATACTAAGTACGGTGAAATGCCGTCGTATGAGACTTTAGCACAAAAAATTATGACTGAAAATGTTAAAGACACAACATCTTCAATTCATATGGATACACTTAAAGGTATTCAAGAACACGACTTAACAAATGAGTCTTGGATTATGGATACCGCAATGAATTTTTGTAAACAACAAGTATTAAAGAAAGAACTTAAAACTGTTGAGAAAATTATTGAAAATGGTGATTTCGAGGAGTATAGAAAAATTGAACAAATAATTCAAAAAGCACTACAAGTAGGAGCAACGGCGGATGATATTAGAGACGTTTTTGAGAACGTTTCAGGAGCATTGGAGAAAGATTCAAGGGTACCGGTTCCATTAGGAATTGTGGGTATGGACAATCTTTTAAAAGGTGGATTAGGAATTGGTGAGTTAGGGGTTGTACTTGCACCAACCGGTACAGGTAAAACTACATTACTTACTAAAATTGCAAATAGTGCACACGCGGCGGGTAAGAATGTACTTCAAATTTTCTTTGAAGATAACGTAACAAATATCTTAAGAAAACACTATACTATTTGGACAGGGATTGCACCTGACGACCAATTAGAGAACAAAGAAGAGGTTATTGCAAGAGTAAAAGAAATCGAGGAGAATTCAAAAGGTCAATTAAAACTATTGAAGATGCCAAGTGATTCTGTCACAATTTCAGAAATCAAATCTAAAATTAGAAAATTACATTCAGAAGGATTTAATGTTGATGTATTATTAATTGACTATGTTGATTGTATTTCACCTGAAAGGTCTACTTTTGGTGAAGAATGGAAAGGAGAAGGGTCAATTATGAGAAGTTTAGAAGCAATGACATCTGAATTTAATATTGCTATATGGACTGCAACTCAAGGTAATCGTGAATCGATTTCATCTGAAGTTGTAACTACAGACCAAATGGGTGGCTCAATTAAGAAGGCTCAAATTGGACACGTGGTTATGTCAGTTGGTAAAACTATGGAACAAAAAGAACACAATTTAGCAACTATGACGTTGTTAAAGTCACGTATCGGTAGAGACGGTGTGATTTTCCAAAACTGCACATTCAATAATGAAATGTTAATTATTGATACCGATAGTCAAAACACACTACTTGGATTCGAAGAACAAAAAACACAAGAGAGAGCTAACAGAGCGGCTGAAGTGTACAAGAAAACCCAAGAAAAAAAACAAATACTAATTAACTAAAAAAAACTAAAAAGATGACTGAGAAGATTTTACAAGAAAATCCTGGACGCTTTGTCCTTTTTCCAATCGAACATCACGATTTGTGGAAGTTATATAAACAACAAGAAGCTTGTTTTTGGACAGCGGAAGAGATTGATTTATCACAAGATATTTCCGATTGGGAAAATAAATTGAATAACGATGAACAACACTTCGTTAAACACGTATTAGCGTTTTTCGCGGCGTCTGACGGTATTGTAAATGAAAATATTGCGACGAATTTTGTTAACTCAGTACAATATACTGAAGCTAAATTCTTCTATGGTTTTCAGATTATGATGGAAAACATTCATAGTGAAACTTATTCATTGTTAATCGACACATACATCAAAGACAAAGAAGAACAAAATAAGTTATTCAATGCAATTGAAACAGTACCGGCAATCCAAAAGAAAGCAAAATGGGCGATGAATTATATTGACAATGGTACATTTGTTGAAAGACTAATCGCATTTGCGGCTGTTGAAGGTATATTCTTTTCAGGTTCGTTCTGTTCACTTTTTTGGTTAAAGAAAAGAGGATTGATGCCAGGTCTTACATTTTCAAATGAATTGATTTCTCGTGATGAAGGTATGCATTGTGATTATGCTTGTCATCTTTATAACAATCATATTGAAAACAAATTGAGTGAAAAGAAGATTAAGGATATTATTTGTGGAGCATTAGAAATCGAAAAGGAATTTATCCTTGAAGCACTTCCTGTTCGTTTGATTGGTATGAATTCAGATTTGATGTCTCAATATCTTGAGTTTGTTACTGATAGACTTTTAGTTGCTTTAGGATGTTCTAAAGTATACAATACCACAAATCCTTTTGATTTTATGGAGAACATAGCAATCCAAGGGAAAACTAACTTTTTTGAAAAGAGAGTTGCCGAATACCAAAAGGCAGGAGTACATAATAAATCAGATGAAGAACTAGATAGTGCATTCTCTGATATGGATTTTTAATATTTAAAAGTTTTTATAAAGATGAAAGTTAAAAAGAGGAATGGTGAACTGGAAGAAATGAGATATGACAAAATCACTAAACGTATTAGTGCTTTATGTCACGATTTGAATATGGATTATGTTGACCCTACATATATTACATTAAAAGTAACACAGGGAATTTATGATGGAATATCCACAATTGAGTTAGACAAATTAGCTGCGGAAACAGCTGCACAGATGACATCTACTCACCCCGACTACGCAAAATTAGCGGGTAGAATTTCAGTATCTAATTTACATAAATCAACCCCAAGAAAGTTCTCACAATGTATTAAAGAGTTATATTCTTTCATTGAACCAAAAACCGGTAAAGAATCTACTTTAATTTCTAACGAAGTATATGAGTTCGTAATGGAAAATAAAGAAGTTATCGACGGCGCAATTGATATGAATAGAGATTTGGATTTTGATTATTTCGGATTCAAAACATTAGAACGTTCATATCTTTTAAAGATTGGTAATAGAATTGTGGAAAGACCACAATATATGTATATGAGAGTTGCGGTGGGTATTTGTAAAGGAGATGTTGAAATGGCTTTGAGAATCTACGATGATTTATCACAACACTTTTACACACACGCAACCCCAACATTATTCAATGCAGGAACACGTAGAGCACAAATGTCGTCTTGTTTCTTAATTGGAAACAAAGGTGACGATATCGATGGATTGTTTGATACAATCAAAGACGTTGCAAAGATTTCTAAGTGGGCTGGTGGTATCGGATTACACGTACACGATGTTCGAGCTAAAGGTTCTTACATTAAAGGAACCGGTGGGGAATCTGACGGTTTAATACCAATGATGAAAACATATAACGAAGTTGCTCGTTGGATTAACCAAGGTGGTAAACGTAAAGGTTCTTTTGCCATTTATCTTGAACCTTGGCACGCTGATATATTTGAATTTATTGATTTAAGAAAGAATCACGGTAAGGAAGAAATGAGAGCAAGAGATTTATTCTTAGCTATGTGGACTCCTGATTTATTTATGAAACGTGTTGAAGAAGACGGTGATTGGTCTTTATTCTCACCTGACGAAGCGCCGGGTTTATCTGATGCTTATGATAGTCCTGAAGACAAATCATTTACTCGTTTATATGAACAATATGAACAAGACGGTAAAGCGAGAAAAGTTATTAAGGCAAGAAAGTTAATGGATGCAATATTAACTGCACAGATTGAAACAGGAACACCTTATATGTTGTATAAGGACCCTGCAAACTATAAATCAAATCAAAAGAACTTAGGTACAATTAAGTCATCGAACTTATGTACTGAGATACTTGAGTATTCCTCTCCAACAGAACAAGCCGTTTGTAATTTGGCATCAATCGCATTACCTAAGTATATTCTTAATGGTGAGTTTAACCACGAACTATTGTACGAATATACCTACCAAGTAGTAAAGAACTTGAACAACGTAATCGATTTAAATTTTTATCCAACCGAAGAAACAAAACGTTCAAATTTCAAACATCGTCCTGTTGGATTAGGAGTCCAAGGATTGGCGGATGTGTTCTGTATGTTGGGTATTCCATTTGAGAGTGAAGATGCTGATAAATTACAAACTGAGATTTTTGAAACTATCTATTTTGCGGCGTTAACATCGTCAAAAGATTTATCTAAAACTTTTGGTCCATACGAGAGTATAGTGGGTTCCCCGATTGAAAAAGGGATATTCCAATATCAGATATGGGACAAAACAGATAAAGATTTATCAGGTCGTTGGGATTGGAAATCATTAAGAAAAGAGGTAGTCAATTACGGTGTTAGAAACTCACTATTAGTTGCTCCAATGCCGACAGCTTCCACCGCACAAATATTGGGTAATAACGAGGCGTTTGAACCATTCACTACCAATCTTTATCTTAGAAGAACATTAGGTGGAGAATTTGTTGTGATTAACAAACACTTGGTTAATGACCTATTAAAAGTGGGTATGTGGAATGATAACATCAAAAACAAATTAATTTTTGAAAATGGGTCAGTTCAAAATATTCCTGAAGTACCAACTGAAATAAAAGAGATATATAAAACTGTTTGGGAAATGTCACAAAAGAGAATTCTTCAAATGGCGGCGAACAGGTCAGTTTTCATTGACCAATCCCAATCTTTGAATTTATTCATCGATAATGTAACCAAACCAAAATTATTGGCGGCACATATCTATGGATGGAAATTAGGATTAAAAACGGGTATGTATTATTTAAGAACAAGAGCGGCGGTAGATGCAATCAAAACTTTAGGTGTTGAAATGTCTGCACCACAAAAAGTAGAGACCACCACCCAAAACGTGGATTTACCAACTAAATCTATATTGTTCGAACAAAATGAAACGGCGTTAAGTATGAAACCTACAGACTCACCATTTGAGTGTGAGGGATGTGGTTCATAAAAAATAATGGGAGACTCCCTCAAAGTATGACTGTCGACAAGGCGTACCTTGGTCTTCCAGGTTTTGAGAATACAGGGGGTGAATATCAAGACACTACATTAAAACCCATCTTCGGATGGGTTTTTTATTTATTACCATTTTGTATTAGTTTATATTTATTGATATGGCGACAACATCATACGGAATTGATTATCCATTTAGGGATAGTAGATACGGAGATTACTTAAAAACAACGGAATCTCCACAAAGAGAAGTGAGAGCGAATATCATACACCTACTCCTAACGAGAAAGGGTACAAGATATTATTTACCCGATTTTGGAACAAGACTATATGAGTATATTTTTGAACAAAATGATGTGGTTACATTCAACCATATAGAAGAGGAGATAAGAGAAGGAATTAGGAAATTTATCCCTAACGTGGAGATTAAATCCTTAAACATTATGTCTGCGGAAAATGACCCTGATGAAACAAAAACATATAGTGAGGATGAGGACGAAAGATTATTTAGAGTTTCGGATTACTCAAGTAAACCATATACCGCAAAGGTGAAACTTGAATATACAGTAAATAACGGAGCATTTTCAGTATCAGACTTTATAATTATTAACATATAAGATGGCTAAAGAAATATCATACGCAACGAGGGATTTTGCCGGTTTAAGAGACGAATTAGTTTCACTAACCAAAAAATATTACCCTGAATTAATAAGTAACTTCAACGATGCATCGATTTACTCGGTGTTACTTGATTTAAATGCTGCGGTTGCAGATAACTTACACTTTCACATTGATAGGGTTTGGCAAGAAACAATGTTGGATTTTGCTCAACAAAGACAATCATTATTTCATATTGCAAAAACATATGGTATTAGATTACCCGGTTTAAGACCATCAGTTGCATTGTGTGATTTCTCAATTAATGTACCTGTAAGAGGTGATAAAGATGATGAGAGATATGAAGGAATTTTAAAAGCGGGAGCTCAAGTTTCGGGTGGAGGACAAATATTTGAAACATTAGAAGACATTGATTTCTCAAATCCTTTCAACAGTAAAGGAGAACCTAACAGATTAAAGATTCCAAATTTTGATAATAACAGTAAGTTAATATCATATACGATTACAAAAAGAGAGGCGGTAGTTAATGGTACCACAAAAATATTCAGAAGAGTAATTAACGATATAGACCAAAAACCGTTCTTAAAACTTTATCTACCTGAAAAGAATGTGTTAGGTGTTGTGGGAATGATTCATAAATCAGGAACCAATTATGTTACCAACCCAACGTATGATGAATTTTCAACAGGTAATAAATGGTATGAAGTAAAATCATTAATGGAAGATAGAGTTTTCATCGAAGACCCGACAACCATTTCAGATACGGACAATTTTAAATCAGGTGATTATCTTAGAGTAGATAATAAATTTATCACAGAATACACACCTGAAGGATATTTCAATATTACTTTCGGTTCAGGAAATGTTGACCCAATGGATAATTTGGACAACTATCTGAACGGAACTATGAAGGTTAATATTGCTACCTTCCTTAATAATAACTCATTAGGAAATATTCCGAGAGCAAATACCACGTTATTCATCAAATATCGTGTAGGTGGGGGTAAAGAATCGAATTTAGGGGTTAATGTAATCACATCTGTAGATACAATTGATTTTGCTTTAAACGGTCCAAATTCAACAATAAACGACCAAGTTTATCAATCATTAAGAGTTACCAATATTACACCAGCAGTTGGTGGGGCAGATTCCCCAACAATCGAGGAAATTAGGAATATGGTTGCTTATAATTTCGCAGCACAAAATAGAGCGGTTACATTAAATGACTATAAATCTTTGATTGAGACAATGCCATCAACATATGGAGCACCTGCAAAGGTTAGTGTGATGGAAGAAGATAACAAAGTAAGAATCAAATTATTATCATACGATAGTGATGGTAACTTAACTGATATTGTTTCTAATACATTAAAGAATAACGTATTAAATTATTTGGCTAAGTTTAGAATGTTGAACGACTTCTTAGACATTATGAGTGGTGAGGTTATTGATTTAGGTTTAGAAATTGACTTGGTAGTTAACAAAAACGAAAGTCAAAGTGATGTTCTTAAAGAAACTGTTAATACGGTTACAAGTTTCTTCGCAATTGATAAACGTAAAATGGGTGACCCATTATTCGTAGGTGATTTAATGAGAGAAGTTGGTAATGTTACAGGAGTAGTAAACGTTGTTGAAATTAGAGTCTTTAATAAAATTGGAGGGAAATACTCATCTGCTGAAATATCTCAAGCATATAAAGATGATATAACCAAAGAGATTTTACAGTTTGATTCTACCATATATATGAAATCAAATCAAATCTGTCAAATCAGGTTCCCACAATCAGATATTAAAGTTAGGGTAAAAACTTTAACTTCGGCTACATATTAATTTGTTTTTTAGTTATCTTATAAGAAAATCATTGAGTTTCTATTTATTATAAGATGATACAAAAACATAGAATTCATACAAACATAGGGGAAGACCAATACATTAAATTCGAAGTCAAACAAGATTTCGATTTATTGGAGGTATTGTCGTTAAAATTATCCCAAAGAGACGTATACACATCGTTGTGTGCGGATTATGGTGTTGTTTGTGGTAGACTTACTGTAAACAACGGATTCGGTGTTCCAAACGCAAGAGTTTCCATTTTTATTCCATTAGACGATGACGATGTTAATGACCCGGTAATATCGGCATTATACCCATACACAGAAGTAACCGATAAAGACGATAATCATTTTCGTTACAATTTACTGCCCGCAAGAAAACAACATAGTGGTCACGCAGCAACGGGTACATTCCCCGACCAAACTGATATCTTAGATAGAGAAGAGGTTTTGGAGGTATATGAAAAATATTACAAATACACGGTAAAAACGAATAGTGCTGGTGACTTTATGATTTGGGGAGTTCCTCTTGGGGAACAAATCATTGTATGTGATGTTGACTTGTCAGACATTAGTTGTTTTTCACTAAGACCGGATGATTACTTAAGAAAAGGTTTCGGATTAGAAGAATTCCAATCAACGTATGAGTTTAAGGGTAGTGTTGATATCGATTCACTTCCACAAATTAAAACATTCAAAAAAACAATTGAGGTTTATCCTTTTTGGGGTTCAGAAGATTTATGTGAGATTGGTTTAACAAGAACCGATTTTGATTTATCCGACCAAGGAGTTAAGATAGAACCAAAGGCTTATCTAATTGGTGGAACATATACAGACGGAAGAGCGGGACTTAAAGCAAACTGTAGTGTTAAAAGAGACAGTAACAAAAAATGTGATTTAACAACTAAGGCAGGTAAAATCGAAATGATTAGAATGACTGCCGAGTATGATGAAAATAACAGACCAAAATTAGAATTATACGACGTAAAAGAAGATATTTTAGATGATGGTTCATTTATTGTTTCGTTACCAATGAATATGGACTTTGTTTATACTAATGAATTTGGTGAGAACGAATATTCAAATGACCCAAACAAAGGTATACCAACATCAGGTTGTTACCGTTTTAAATTTAAAACATTACAACAAGGAACCGCAGAATTTTTAGTACCTAATATTCGAGAATACACAACAAATGTGGATAAGTCATATGCTTGGTCTACATTATATGATGATTATCCTTCAGAATCTTTGAGTTTAATATTGAGCACATCTGATGGATTTTATACCCCACAAGATTATTTTTATAGATTTACATACAATAAAGTTTTTACTGTATCGTCATTTCATAATTCATTCTACAAAAATTCATTGTCCACTTTATCGGGACAATTATTAGGATTAAAAGAATTAGCACCACCAAAAGAATCGGATTGCGAAAATGCTATCGTTACTCCACCGGTGAACTTTGGTTTTAGAAATTACACAATTAAATTATTAATTGCTGATATATTATTGTTCTTTGAACAATTATCAACAGTTTCTGGTTTTATATTTAATAATTCAGTAGCAAAAATATTTCATAGATTTTCAGATGCAACTAATTTCTGGCCGATTAAATCAGTTAGTAGAGCATTAAGAAGATACGCTTACGGTATTCAAGATTCGGGACAAAGAGAATTATTTTTAATTGACTATCCTTCTTGTCTTGAATGTAACAAAGATAATGAGTACGGTACTGTCGGTGGTTTAGGTAACTCAGTAGATTTTTGTGAAGTCGGTACTGTTACAATTCAAGGTACCTCAGTGGAATCACCAAGAACGGTAATCGCAACAAATTTTGTTTTTAATAATCCTGACCCAGTCACTTGTTCAGGAGCAACCACACCTACCGATTTAACTTATTTTATAAACAATCAAACAAATTATATTTTAACAACAGGAAGTAATGGGGTTCTTTTAACAGGGACAACAATTTTTACTTCGGGAGCTACGATTACATTTAATGATACGTTAGGTATGTTTAACGAAAGTATAACATACACTGCTATTATTAGAGATAAAAACGCATCAACTGTAAGTTCAGAACAATTGGTAGCGTTAGAAGAGGGTTGTGCAATTTACGATACACCATATGATGAAGCGTTAGTTCAAAAATATTATATAGTACCAAATAGAACTCAAATATCACCTACATCATATGTTGCAGGAATGGATGTGATGGCAACATTAATATCTGACGTGGATTCGAGTAATAAACCATTACCGGCATCATACGATGGAGAAACGTACACGCCAAGAACGACATCAGGTCAATCTGAATTTAGTAATGGAATATTTGCAATGATTCCTGGTACTATGACGAATAGAAGAGTTGTTGCGATTATGAAAGAATATAGAAGACGTAGGCGTATGGCTAAGTTATTCTGTTCGGGAGTTGTAAACTATTCATTTGTCGATAACTGGTTATCAGGTTCATTATATTTTCTCACATTTGAAACTCAAAAAAGATTTTTATTTTGGACAAAATCCGCTTGTTGTGAGAACATCATTAAGAGAGTCACACAAAAAAACATAAAAACAAATGAGAACGAACCTCATTATTACTATAGAAGTACAACATATAATAATGGTTCAGGTGCTTGGGGCGTTGCGTTTAATGGTTCGAAAAAAAGATTAAATAGACCAACAACAATAATTGATTTGGGACCAAGAGATGAATTTATTAGAGAAATTTGTGTTGACCCAAAATTAGACCCTAACTGTTCGGTATCGAGAGAAATTGGTCCATCATCATTTAAAGATTTTGGAGAAATTCTTGGTATGGCAATTAACTACAGAATGGATGTTAGTAACTCGAATTTTGACGTTAGAAACTTTTTTGATAATAATGGTTTCTATAGTAATGGAATTCGAAATGCGTTGGATGGAGACTTATTACAATTAATATCAATTAATAACGAAGTCGGTATCGAACAATTCGATTTACAAAGTCCGAAATATATTGGTTATAGTTACCAAATATTAGACCCTGAATTATATCCTGCGGTTTTCAAAAAGAATAACGTATGGGGACCATTACCGATAACTATGGAATTTTCTGAAGACGGTGAAAGAGTTCGTGCGTGTTTAAATGAACCAACACACGTGGCAAACGATGGTGTTACACAAGTTCAAGGTAGACTAACTGAATCATCACAACCGGTACCGTTTTTCTTATGGGATAAGAAAGGAACGGGATTTGGTTCATATAATACCGAAACATTAGATGACCAATCTTGGGATATTGTTAATGTTCAAGTACAACCATTACAGGGTATGACATATGCGTACAATGTGACAGGTTCAACGGACGATTCATCTGACAAATATTTGTTATTACCTATTACATATGATTTCACTGGTACATCAGTATCAACATTGAATGTTGTTGACGATGAAGGATTTGCCTATGATGCTGTTATTTCAGGAATCACAGGAAACGAATATCATCAGTATGATTCACAATATCCTGGTTACACAGTTTTACAAGTAACATCAGGAACGTTAGGGAACCCATCGGCAGGTACATTATATACTCGTTATGGTAATGCCGGAACTTGGAATGGAATTCCTTGGACAACATCGACGGATTTCTTTATTAGAAGAACACAAGATTATTATAGTGGAACTAAACAAATATTATCAACACCATTCCTGTTTTATTTTGGATTAAGACCGGGTAAAACAGGCCTTGATAAATTTATCGATAGATTCGGACCTAAAGGTGCATTTAAATCAACGAACTTGACATAATGGAAAAGAGAAAAATTATACTACCTGAAAAAAGGTATCACAAAGCATCTTCCGAAGACCAAATTCTCCAAATAAATTTTGAAGAAGGTAAAAGTCTATTAACGAATGATGATAGAGATATTATATTGGACATAAATGAATTATTTGGTCAAGAAAGAAATGATAGTAAGAGATATAAAATATATGGTAAACTAAAAGTTGTATTTAGAAATATGTACAGCGGGTTATCAAGTTACTTACCATTATCAGAAGAATTGGCATTAGTAGGTGATGGAGATGATGGTGAATTTGATGGGTACTTACCATACAATGAATTTGCTTTTTTAAGAAATGATGTTTATAGAGAAAAACCTAATGATATTGACGTAGCGGATTTGAGTACATTCACAGGTATTACTGTAACAAAAACCGGTGACATTACTCATCAATTAATTACACCGATGAATGCTCCTTACCACAATTGGAATTTATATGTATCATATGTTTATGACCACGATGAAAGTTATCCGATGAAGTACACGTTGTCAGGAAATACGACGATGAGTTTTGTGAGTGGAGATGGTATTCCTTTTAGAATTTCAGATAACAACTCAAGTTATAGATTAACAAGTCCTGTTGACCACGGAATGAGTGAAGGTGAATATGTTATACTTGGGGGTTACCCATATTATATTAATTCAATTGGTAATGAATATTATAATTCAGAACTATATGTTTTAGATATTTTAAAATCACAGATACCTTCAGGAACAACAACATTCAACAACGTATTAGTAACAGGAAAAAGATGTATCGACACGAAAAATATATCAGGAACTACATCGACCTATTATGTTCATAAACATAAAACCGCAACTAATACTAACGATTATATTTTAGATAAAGCTGGATTTGAAAGTCCAATTTTTGAGGATGAGAAAAAATTAGTATTCGAAAATATATCAGGAACTAATGATGTGTTAGTTGAAAGAAATAGAATGGAATCCGTTCTTTATGATTTTAAAGAACCGTTTGTGTTGACGGGATTAACAAATAATTTAAATTACGAACCAACTGATTTATATCTATCAGTTTTATTTAGAAATGGAAATGGATATTTTGATTATCCACCTAAAGTAGGTTGGAAATTTAATTTACACAATACTTGGATTGATAACCATTTTAATGGTTCAAATAAATCATTACCTCCATATGAAACAGGTATGGGTACAGGCACCCAATTTGTAAAAGGAGGAATCACATTTACAAGTGGTAGTACATTACCAGTTGGTACTGTATTAACAGGTGCTTTTATAGAATATAGTCCTTCACAAATTAAAGAAAGGGTAATATCGGAATCGATGTATAGGTTATCAAATCCTACAAATATTTTTAATTATAATCAATCAGTAACGGTTGAAGGATTTAGTGGAGCAACATCCACAAATATGTATGGTGTAATTTATCAACCACATTATAGAGTTAAAATTAGAGAGTTGTCACCATACGTCGAGGCGTCATCAACGGCAGATATAGATAATCTACCACAAAACGCTAGATTTTTTCCATTTGAGAATGTGTGGAAGTGGAGAGATGTTTATGATTATGGATATACAGATGATTTAGGATATGGAGTTGACTATCCGTTTTTAAATAATACACATTATGTAAGAACCGATATTAATTTCTATATGAGAAATGAAAAAAATTATCAACATAAAGCTGACGGAATTTTTGATTTCAACGGATTTATCAATAGATATAATAATAAAAATAATAGATTGGATAGAAATAATTCAAACACAAGTAAAAACTGTTAATGAAAGTTTTAAAAAATATTAGAGATGGTATAGTCTTAAATTTAGAATCCAACTTCAAACCAGATTTAGGTAGAGAAGAGGCGTTAGAACAATTTGAGAACGAAACCATAAGAACCATTATCAATCCTGCGGAAAATTA